GCCATTATGATGGGTCGTGAGATTGAAGATTTAGGATCACAATTATCTACATGGATGTCTGCTGTAAGTGATGTAGATAACATTCACAAAAATGCAAATAGCCCTTCAACGTTTGATAAACTATTTAATGGCTCAATAGAGCAAGTTGCAATGGAGTCTTACGCAAGTAAAAAGAAACTCCAAAAACAAAGAGAAGAACTTAAAAATTTTTTAATAGCTAACTACGGCTTACAAGCATGGGATGATTTAATAAAAGAAGAAGGTCGTATTAGGCGAAGTAGAAGGGAAGCCGTGTATGCTAGAGAGGAAAGAAACAGACAGATACGAGACTATACCATCATAGGCATCGCATCACTCATAGGATGTGGATCAATAGGATGGATGATATGGATAATAAGTCTTTCCGTCTAGCATTACTTGCACTTGCTTTTGCTGTTTACATCTTGCTGGGAATAAGTGAAGCAAGAGGTGAAACAACAACTTGTAGGTTAGCAAGTCAAATATTAGGAAACAAACAACGTGTATGTGTATTTATTGGAGCAAATAATACTCAGTATAGAGAATATCTTCCATATGATGCAGGAGAATGTCCAAGAGAGTATCAATGCCCCTACAGACCAAATGAAGAACCTTTTGATATAAAAAGTGTGGTAAAGAGCATAAAAGACCAATTCAGACGATAAGGGTTGCATTTTATTTCGTATACATATATACTAGAATATGAAGCAGTTGTGTAAAGAAGCGTTTGAGTTTGCTATGAAAAAAGCAACTACTGACCAACAAAAAGATCAAATCATAAAAAACTTTAAAGAAGTTTACAAATTAATTTATAAACTAGAGAAACAAGATGGCAAGCACGTATCTGACACTCGTAAATAATGTGTTAAGAGATGTTAATGAGGTTGAACTAACCAGTTCTAATTTTGGTAGTTCAAGGGGCATACAAACATCTGTAAAAGATTTTGTGAATAGATCTATATCTGATATAATTAATTCAGAACTTAACTGGCCCTTTACAAGAGCAGAAGGTTCATTAGATCTTATATCTGGAAAACAATTATATGCATTTGAAACTGTAGCTTCAACTTTAAAATATCTTGACTATGATACTGTGTTTTTACAACCAAAAGATTATATTACAAATGGCGATTATGAAGTTTCTGGGTCAGCATCTATAACTGGTTGGACAACTGTATCAGGAACTCCTGCTGCAAGTTCTAAATTTGGTAATACATTAAAACTAACAAGTGCATCAGTTACACAAGAAATATCTGATCTTATTGTGGGTAAAACATATGAAGTTATAGTTAAGCTTACTGGAGCAACTATAACAGCAAATATTGGAACATCATCTGGAGGTTCACAAACTAAATCACAAACTATAACTATAAGTAATGCAAACGAGTCTTCGTATACCAGTTTTACTTTTGATGCTACAGCAGTAACACATTATGTTACATTAGCAGAAAGTTCAGGATCTAATGCTTTTATAGGATTTATAAGTCTTACAGAAAATGATGTAAATCCAAAACGATTAAAATATTTAACTTATGAAGAGTGGAATGATAACTTTAGAGAGACAGATTCTGCATCGTCTACAGATAAACTAGGTGAGCCTGAATATGTATACACTACATACAATGATGAAATAGGGCTTAGTCCAATACCAGATAGTGATAACTTATCTATAAAGTTTGACTACTATACCACACATACAGATTTATCTAGTGCTACAGATACTTCTATTATACCTGCAAGATTTGAACCAGTAATAATTGCACGGTCTAGGTACTATGCTTTTATGTTGCGTTCTGATTTACAAAATGCACAGTTTGCAAACAAAGAATATCAAGACGGTGTTAAGAGAATGAGAGTTGAACTCATTAACAGAAAAAATTATGTGAGGGCTGTGTAGATGCCTGATCTGTCTCAAACTCAACCTTTTGCATTTACCTGTGAGGGTGGGCTTATAAAAAGTAGATCTATGCAGCCCGGACAAGCATTAGAGTTATTAAACTTTGAGCCTGATATAAAAGGTGGTTATAGAAGAATAAGTGGGTTTAGAAGACAGATAAATCACATTGTACCACAAACATCTGCTAGTTCAGAAAAAGTTTTAATGGTAGCTTTTTTTAACAATAATATTTTAGCTGCACGTGGAGAAAAAATATTTAGTTCGGCATCAACTGAATTAGCAACTGCAATAACATCAAGTGCAACGATGTCAGGATCAGGAACTATAACAGTCGATAGCACATCAGGGTTTAGTTCTAGTGGTACGTTACAGATTAACTCTGAAATATTTACATATACAGGCAAGACAAGCACAACGTTTACAGGGGTAACACGAGCAACAAGTTCAACATCTGCCGCAGCACATGCTGTAGATGATGCAGTATCTGAAAGTTGGACAGAAAGAGATACAGGCAGAACAAGTGCAAGTAAGTATAGTTTTGAACGCTTTAACTTTGATGGCAATGATAAAATAATTGTAACAGATGGTACAAATGACCCAACAGTGTTTAACACTTCTTTAGCGGCCACAGATGTTACAGAATCAAGTGTTGAAGGTGCAAAATTTGTAACAGCATTTAAAAGTCATATGTTTTATGCTGGCATGTCTAGTACACCACAAGAATTAGTATTTAGCCAACCCTTTGACGAAGATGCTTTTAATACTGGTAGTGGTGCAGGAAGTATAAAAGTTGATGATACCATAGTGGGCATGAAAGCTTTCCGTAATGATTTATTTGTATTTTGTGAAAACAGAATATTTAAACTATCAGGAACTTCATCTAGTGATTTTGCAATAACACCTGTTACAAGAAATATCGGATGTGTAAACGGAGATACGATACAGGAATTTGCAGGTGACTTAATATTCTTAGGACCTGACGGATTACGTACAGTTGCAGGTACAGCAAGAATTGGTGACGTTGAACTTGGAACTATTAGTGCAAATGTACAGTCTATATTTGATGACAACCTTGTTGATTCTGCTATATTTGAATCAGTCGTCATACCTGATAAAACACAATACAGAATATTTTTTTCTAAAGATGGCACAGGTGAAGATAACACGAAAGGTGTTATTTGTGTTATGAAAGGTAAAAACTTTGAGTTTGCTGAACTAAGAGGTATAAAACCATCGTCAACTGATACCTTTGTTGAAGAAGGTAATGTGTTGGTTTTACATGGTGGGTTTGATGGCTACGTATATCGACAAGAAAAAGGTGATGACTTTGATGGCACAAAAATAGCAGGTAGATACAGAAGTCCTGATCTAACTTTTGGTGATCCGGGCATCCGAAAACACATGCAACGTGTTATATTAAATTATGAACCAGAAGCTGCAATTAATGCAGATATGTTTGTAAGATATGACTATGAGGATAGAAACTCTGCAAGACCTGCGGCATATCCACTTGACTCTACAGATGTGGTTGCAATATATGGAACATCAGTATATGGCACACCAACTTACGGTGGTACATCACAGCCACTTGTAAGACAACCAGTAGAAGGTTCAGGATTTGCAGTAGCATTACGAATAAACGACAACGCAACAACAGCACCATATTCACTGAAAGGATTTGGTCTAGAATATCAAGTAGGGGCAAGAAGATAAATGGGAGCAACGTATACACGACAGTCATCTTATACTGACGGTGACGTAATCACAGCAGCACATACCAATGATGAGTTTGACCAACTATTAGCAGCTTTTCAAGCAAGCAGTGGACACACACATGATGGTACTGCAAACGAAGGTGGTCCTATAACTAAGTTATTGGGCAACACACTAACCTTTGGTGCAGGAACTGCAGGAACAGATATAACAATAACATTTGATGGTGAGACATCAGATGGTGTTCTCAAATGGATGGAAGATGAAGATTACTTTGAGTTTTCTGATGATATACTTGTAGCATCTACAGAAAAACTACAGTTCCGTGACACAGCCATATATATTAATTCATCCACAGATGGACAGTTAGATTTAGTTGCAGACACAGAAATACAGATTGCGGCCACAACTGTTGATATAAATGGTAATGTTGATATATCAGGAACACTTACAATAGGTAGTGCAGGTATATCTGAAGCAGAACTAGAGATACTCGATGGTGCTAATGTTACAACTACTGAACTAAACATATTAGATGGTGATACATCTATAGGAACAACTGCTGTATCTGATGGACATGGTATTGTAATGAATCATGGTGGCACTATGGCACAAACTACAGTGCAAACTTTAGCTGCCTATCTTGATGATGAAATTACTGCAATGCCAAATCTCGTTACAACTGCTGCAACGACTGTTGGTGCATTAAACAGTGGTTCAATAACAAGTGGCTTTGGTTCTATTGATAATGGTTCGTCTGCTATAACAACCACAGGCACAATTACATACGGTAGTTTATCTGATGGTTCAATAACTATTACAGCATTTGTAGACGAAGATAATATGGCTTCTAACAGTGCTACTCTTGTACCCACACAGCAGTCTGTAAAAGCTTATGTTGACACACAATTAACTGCAGAAGATTTAGATGTAACCACTGACAGTGGCACTATCGATATTGATTTGGATAGTGAGACATTAACTATTGCAGGTGGTGAAGGTATAGACACATCAGCAACAGGAACTACTGTTACTATTGCAGGGGAAGATGCAAGTACATCTAACAAAGGTGTAGCATCATTTAGTGATACATTCTTTTCTGTATCCAGTGGTGCAGTAAGTTTAGATGCAGCACAGACAGGGATTACCTCTGTAGTAAATTCAAGTTTAGAATTAGGTAGAGATGCAGACAATAGAATTAAGTTTGGAACAGATAATCAAATTATTTTTGAAGTTGATGGTGGTGATAACGTAATATTTAAAGCAAGTGGTGAGATAGAAGCCACTTCATTAGATATTAGTGGTGATGCAGATATTGATGGTACATTAGAAGCAGATGCTATAACAGTTAATGGTACAGCACTTAATACTGTGATTGCAGGTGTAACAGTAGCAAATGCAACTACAGCAGCAGTAGCAACAACAGTAACTTCAAAAAT